CATTGTTAAAACTAGACAAAGATAACAGAGAATTACTATCCCTGCGAAACTTTCCGGAACGCTTAAGTATTAGAGAACTTAATAGAATGTATTTAGACTTAACGTTTAATCAGCTTAAATATAAATATAGATTAGCTCTATTTGACGCCTGTAATTTAGTGAACAGAGTAGGATATCAAAGTTTAATATCTAAAAGCAATTAATATTTATTTTATAACGATTGACAAAAAGAACATTTTAGGTACAGAAATCTGATAGTATTGATATTTTTATATCCAATATAATCTTAATCTTAAATCTCTCTTTTTATCCCCTAAACATATAGATTAAATTAAGATTTCAAGTGGAGTGTTGCTCTCCATATACATTGTTATCCGATACTCCACTTGATGAAACTACATAAGAACGTAGTAGGCAATTAATATTAAAATATTAATACCAAATATTACTAAAGCTGTAATTGGTGTGTCGTTATCCATAAATTTTAATATGTTATTAAATATAGTTTAAATATTTACTTACATAATAAAATAAATACATAGAAGCGTAGCAGGCACATATAAACAGGATAGCAAGCAAGCATTGTTTAAGGTCGTTATTCATTATATAACTCCTTTGCTTGTTTTAAAGTCTCTTTTAATTTTAATTCAATCGTTGTTAATGAATTAGAAATCCAAGCTGGACGATTATCATTAAAAGATTGAACGCTTAAAACTTCTATTTCTTTTACTAGTTTTTCTATTGTATTAATCATTAGTTTATATCTCCGTAGTTATTTGTTAATGATTCGGAGTAAATCATAACGTACACACTAAGTCAACACATACAAACAATTATTTAATATACTTATCAACAAGAACATAATAGGAACAATACAATGGCAAATAAAACAAAATATACAGAGCAACTCTTTGACCAAATATGTCAGGAACTTGCAGAAGGTCAGTCAATAAGAGAAGTATTAAACACTAAAGAGAGACCAGAGCGTCCAACTTGGGAGTGCTTTAGACAATGGATAAACAAATACCCAGAACGAAGAGAGAAATATACTCAAGCTAAACAAGATGGATGCGAATATCTTTTAGCTAATGCTGAAGAATATATAAATAAAAGTATTAATAAATCTCAGAATGAAACAGACAAGAACTTGAGACCAGACTTAGCCCAGACACATTTAATCAAAGCTTATTTAGATTTAGCAAAGTGGAAGAGTGAGAGAATAGCATCTAAAGTTTATGCAAAAAAAGACAATTTGAGCTTATCTGGGAACAATAAAGACCCAATTATCATCAAGTGGCAAGATTAATTATTAGTTGTTTTTTAATTAAAGCTGTTGATTTGATTGGATAGTTGGAAGATAATTGCAAAGTTCAGACATAAACTTGCACACACAACTTATACGATATTAAACATAAACATTATTATTATTGCTATTGCTTGCTCATTTAACAATAGTTCCGATAACGCATAATTATCGGAAATGCAGCATAGGTTGTATTGCGCCAGGCAAACTAGCGTTTTATCGTTTTATAAAGCAAATATGGGGGGTTTTGTTTAGACCCTACCCCCAAAGCAAAAACAGGCGGCGTCAATATAACGTTAGAAGGTACACACATACAAACTACAAAAACCCAAATGAAACATACAAAATACAAAGCGCTAGTAATGGTTGATGAAGTTACCAACTCAGTAATCGTTATGTTCAATGGCTTTGAAGATTACGAAGATGCTTGGAGTTTTAGTCAGCACATTACAGAAGAATTAGAACTAGATAAGATACCAGTTGCTAAACCCTTGACTGTCCATTAAGGATAAGGGGGTTTTATTTAAAAATGCCAATATTTGAGATTCCATACAAGCCAAGAGAACTGCAAAAAAAATTGCATGATAATATCTCTAAGCACCGATTCTCCGTATTGGTCTTGCACCGAAGAGCAGGTAAGACTGTGATGTGTATTAATCACATGATTAGAGATGCGATGTACACCAAGAAGCCAAACTCTAGGTACGCATTTATCTCTCCTACTTTCAAACAAGGTAAAGCAACAGCTTGGGATTACATCAAAACTTTTGCTGGCAAGATACCAAGTGTTAAGTTTAACGAATCAGAATTAAGAGCTGACTTTCCAAATGGCGCAAGGATTACAATTCTTGGCGCTGAGAATGACCAGGCATTAAGAGGTATATTTTTAGATGGTTGTGTTTTAGATGAAACGCAAAGCATTGCACCAAATCTATTTCCTGAAATCATAAGACCAGCTTTGGCAGATAGGAAGGGTTGGTGTGTATTTATTGGAACGCCAAAAGGCAAAAATTATTTTTTTGAATTATACCAATACGCCCAAAAGACAGAAGGTTGGTATTCATCAATACACAGAGCATCTGAAACAAAGATACTAGATGATGATGAATTAAAAGCTGCAAAGTCAATCATGTCTGAGGATTTGTTTGAACAGGAATTTGAATGTTCTTTTCAAGCTGCAATAACAGGTTCTTACTATGGAGCTATTATTGAGAACTTAGAAAAGACAAATAGAGTTATAGAAAATTTATACGACAAAGCACTGCCGGTTGAAACATGGTGGGATTTAGGAATGAATGATTCTACTGTGATTTGGTTTGCACAGCGACACAAAGGCGAAATAAGATTAATAGATTTTTACGAAAACGCCGGCGAAGGATTAGATCACTACGCTAATATTATTGAAAGCAAGGGTTATAAGTATTCAAGACATATTGCTCCACATGATATCAAGGTTAGAGAACTAGGGGCTTATGGAAAATCAAGGTTGGAAACTGCCTTAGAATTAGGTATAGCATTTGAGGTTGCGCCGAAACTATCTTTAGAAGATGGTATTGAAGCAGTAAGAAAGGTTTTGCCTAACTGTTGGTTTGATAAAAACAAATGCCATTATGGTATGGAATGTTTAAAATCTTACCAGAAAAAATGGGATGACATAAACCAATGTTTTAGGAATAGACCCATACACAATTTCGCAAGCCATGCCGCAGACGCTTTAAGAACAGGTGTTGTGGGTTACGGAATTGAGATGACAAATTGGAAAAAAAAGATAGAAGTAAATACGAATTATATTATTTAATATGGCTAAATTATCAGACACAGAAATTAAAGCAATTCTTAATGCAGAAATTAATGGAGCATTAGGTTATCTTGGTGGTCAATTATCTGAGCAAAGAAAAAAATCTATTGAATATTATCTAGGAGAAAAACTAGGAACTGAAATAGATGGTCGCTCACAAGTTGTCTCTACTGACGTTGCAGATACAATTGAAACTATACTTCCAAATCTTCTTAGAATTTTTACAGCATCTGATAGAACAGTTGTTTGCGAACCTGTAAAAGCAGAAGATGTTGCTCTTGCTGAACAAGCAACAAATTATATTAATTATATTTTTAATAAAGATAATCCAGGTTTTACAATTTTATATAGCTGGTTCAAAGATGCTCTTTTAGAAAAAAATGGTATCGTTAAAGTTTATTGGGAAGAGACAAAAAAATACGAACATGAAACTTACGAAGATTTAAACGAAGATTCTTACCAAGCAATTATTAATGATAAGAATGTAGAAGTTCTTGAACACATTGAAGAAGAAGATGAATCTCAAGATGAACAAATAAAAGCGCTAGAAGCAATTGCTGCGCAACAAGGTCAAGCTTTAAATTTACCAAGACCAAAACTTCATAGCATTAAAATAAGACGACACTCAGATGAAGGTAGAGTTAAAATTGAAAACGTACCACCAGAAGAATTTTTAATACAAAGAAACGCTAAGACAATTCAAGATGCTAATTTTGTAGCTCATAGAACTACAAAGACTAGAACTGAATTAATTCAAATGGGTTATGACAAAGATGTTATCTCTGCATTACCACACTCACAAGAAATTATTTTTAACTCTGAAAAACTAACTAGGTATTCTGATATAGACGAATATCCTTTTGCTTCATCACCTGACTCTTCTACAGATGCAATTGATGTTTTTGAATGTTATGTAAGATTAGACTTTGATGGAGATGGTCTTGCAGAATTAAGAAAGATTACAGTTATAGGAGATTCAGCAGATAATATTTTAGAAAACGTTGAAGTAGATTCTATTCCTTTTTGTTCGTTAACTCCAATACCAATGCCACATAGATTTTATGGCAGATCAGTTTCTGAATTAGTACAAGATATTCAATTAATTAAATCTACAGTTTTAAGACAGTTGTTAGATAATATGTATCTGACAAATAATAATCGTATTGCGATTATGGATGGAATGGTAAATCTTGATGATTTACTAACAGCTAGACCAGGCGGAGTTGTAAGAACAAAACAACCACCTTCTCAAGTTATGTTACCAATGCAGAACCAAACAATTTCTGCTCAAGCATTTCCATTACTTGAATACTTAGACACAGTTAGAGAAACAAGAACTGGTGTTACAAGATATGCACAAGGATTAGACGCTGACAGTTTAAATAAAACTGCAACAGGAATTAATACTTTAATGACGCAAACACAAATGCGTATGGAGTTAATTGCTAGAATATTTGCAGAGACTGGCGTTAAAGAATTATTTGAAAAGATTTTTGAATTAACAGTTAAGTATCAAGAAGTAGAAAGATTAGTACAATTAAACAATGTATTTATTCCAGTAAGACCAACTGAATGGAAAGATAAATATAATATTAATATTGTAGTTGGATTAGGTTCTGGTTCTAAAGAACAACAATTAGTTATTTTAAACAGTATTCTTGAAAAACAAATGCAAGCATTTACTTTGCAAGGCAATAAAGAATATCCAATGGTAACTTTAAAAAATATTTATAATACGTTATCTAAGATGATTGAAAATGCTGGTCTTAAAAATACAGAGAATTACTTTGTTAACCCAGATGTTGGTATGCAGTATGTTCAACCACCGCAACCACCTGCTTTAACACCTATTGAAAAAATTGAATTCACTAGAATAGATAGTGAAAACAAACGAAAACAAGCTGATTTAGAATTACAATTTAAAGAACTACAACTAGACAGTTCTAAAATGCAGCTTGACTTTCAGACAAAAATGAAAGAATTAGAGTTAAAGTATAATACACAGATTGATGCTGCTAAATTAAAAGCTGAAGTTGATTTAACAAAAACAAAATTAAATAACGCTTCAAAAAATTTAATGGCAGCTCAAAAAGCTACGCAAGAATTTGGACAACAAGTACAGGAATTAAATGCAGGAAATGGATCAAACGAAACTCCAATCGGAATTAAGTAGATCAGAGAAAGCAAGACTTGGTTTATCAAATCCAATATTTGTGGAAGCGATAGAGAATTTAAAAAAATTGTACTCTCAAAGTCTGTTAAACACAGGCGTTAACGAACAAGATGCTAGAGAAAAATTATGGCTAGCATATCAAGTTGTTCAAAAAGTAGAACAACACTTTACTGAGATAATGGAAACTGGAAAACTTGCTAAGAAGCAATTAGAAGATTTCAGAAAATCCATTGATGGTCAAAAATTCTAATAATAAAAATTAGGATAGGTCAACCGCTTTATAGCGGAACTTCAACTAAAAGGAGACAATATGTCAGAGTACCAAGCTAACCCAACAAAGGGAGCTGCGTCTGATGTGCAGATAGCTGCAAAATCAATTTCTGGATTGCTTAATCCGCAAACAGGAAAAATTGCTGAGGTTAAAAAACCAGAAGCAAAAACTGAGGTTGAGCAAGAAGCTCAAGTTCAAACAGAACAACAAGACGTTACTGAAGAACCAATAAATCAGGAATCTGAAACAGATCAACCTGAGGTTACAGAGGAAACGCAAACAGAAACAGAACAAGAGACTAGTGATGTTTCTGAAACTGAAGTATCTCAAGAACAAACAGATAACATTCAGAAAGAACCTGATTCCACCTTTACTGTAAAAGTAGCAGGTCAAGAATTAAAGGTTACCTTAGATGAATTAAAAAAAGGTTATTCCAGAGATGCTGATTACCGTAGAAAGACAGAAGAATTATCTTTTGAAAAAAAGCAATTCCAGTCTGAAACGGAACAACAAAGGCAAGACTATTCTAAACGTTTGTCTGAATTAAATC